TTTAATAACATTTTTATATAATATTTATTATTTTATATTTATATAAAAATAATTTTAATTTGAATAAGCTAATCCACCCATACCTGATAATATACGTAATACATTATAATTTACAGCATATATACTTATTAAACCGGATTTTGTTGATCCTATCTGTAAATGTGCTGTATCTATTCTAGACATATTTAAAGTTCCTGATGGTTGATGTTCTTCTGGTTTTAATGCAAATGAATATACATTTATTCCTTTCTTATAATGATTTGGTGTAATTTCATGATGTTGATATGGTTGTACTAATGAAAAATATTCACCAGTTCTTTCTGAAAATCTATCATTTCCATTTAATTGTAATTTACATTTTTTAACTGGATTTTTTGGGGTTATAATAGGATTACTAGTAGGTGAATCTTCTATTTCATATATATCATAATGATTATGATGATTATATGGACTATCTGTAAAATTATTCCAATATGCGTTTGTTAACTTATCAAAATCGTTAACACTAGAAGTTTTAGCAATTGTTCGGTATCCTAAATATTCATTATCATCTGTTAGGTTTTCGTTGACTTTATTTAATTCTGCTGAATTTAAACTATTGTTATCGGGTTTAATAGTCCATATTAATTCTTTGCACGGATGATTAAAATTTATTCTAATACTTTTAAGTGTATTTCCATCTGAAGAACCATCAATTTTATCTGAACCTGTAAATTGCAACTGTTCTATTAAATATTCATGCGATAATTGAGCGAATCTTCTTCTTTCATCAGTATCTAAAAATATATAATCTACCCATAATTGTGCTGATTGTAATACTAAATCATTTCCAGTATATTGATTATTAGTTTTGATAGTAATACCACCATCTAGTGAGTATACCTCATTAGTATTTGGGTCATATGAATAATTAAAATGGTTATTATCTATTAATTCATTTTTAGATGAAAATTCTATATTAATTTTTACTTCATGATATTGAAGTGCTATTAATGGCAATGCTAAACCTACATTACGACAAAACCAAAATTCTAAAGGCACATATATTTCTTTATTAGCACCGGCGGTAAGTATTACTGATGCATTTCTTTGATTGCCACCAACCATTGCATCATATCCTGTTTTTTTTCCAACAGGCATACTTAATTCATTCCAAATATATAACCATTCCGAATAATGTTTATCTATTCGTTGCCCACCTATTTCTAATTCAATATTTTTTAATAATCTAAGACCATAATAAGGTACAAGTGCTATTTTTGTTGAATCATCATTCTGAACTGAATTAGTATTTGATAATTTACATTTGAAATAAACACGATTAATTAAATCACCATTACGTGTTACTAAAACACTTACACGAGAACCTAAACTAACATTACCATTGAAACTTTGTTCTATAGATTCCATTGCAAAATTTGTATGACGACGATATACTACTTTAAAAAAAGTAATTTGAGGATTACCAGTTAAATAAACATCTTGTGCACCATAAGCAACTAATTGTAGAAGACCTCCTCCCATTTTGTTATAATTATACTTTATACTATAATATAAGAAAAAAATTATTAAATTAATTTGAATATGCTATACCACCCATACCAGATAATATACGCAATACATTATAATTAACAGCATAAATTAATACAGATGAAGATTCTGTTGATATACTTGGATCATAAGTTAGCATTAAATTTGCTGTGTCTATTCTAGACATATTAAGAGTTCCCGATGGTTGATGTTCTTCAGGTTTTAATGCAAATGAATAAACATTTATACCTAGATTATTTGGTACATTTTCATGGTGTTGGAATGGTTGTATAATATTAAAATATTTACCATCACGTATAGCAAAACGATCGTTTCCATTTAATGATAATTTTGCTGTAGCAATAGCATTTAATTTTGATGATGATGTACCAATTGTAGCAACAACACTTTCATATGATGATGTAGTTCCACTGGTGAGTACACCAGTTGTATTAGTATAATTAAACCAGTTATAATTATCACTAGTTTCATTATGTACTACCCATACTAATTCTTTAACTGGATGATTAAAATTTAATTTTATTTTTGAAGTAGCTGATTCTTTTCCAGTAAATTGTAATTGTTCTATTAAATATTCATGTGATGATTGTGCAAATTTTCTACGTTCATCAGTATCTAAATATACATAATCTACCCATAACACAGCATCAAAATTTGGAGCATTAGCAGCATCCGCACCACATAAATCTTGTGATGAAAATTGAATATTTACTTTAACTTCATGATATTGCAAACCTATTAACGGTAATGCCAAACCTATATTACGGCAAAACCAAAATTCTAAAGGTATATATAAATTTTTTCCATTTAAATTACCTCCATTTCCACCAACCATAGAATAATAAGCTTCTTTTTTACTTATAGGTAATGATAATTCATTCCAAATGTACAACCATTCTCCATAATGTTTATCTATTTTTTGACCTCCTATTTCTAATTCAACATATTTAAGTAATCTTAAACCATAATATGGGCAAGTAGGAGTAGTGTTACTTGGTTTAACTACTAAATAAGCACGACTTATTAAATCTCCATTTCTTGATATAGTTGATGTAACACGCTGACCATAACCAACTGAACCATTAAAGGTTTGTTGAATAGATTCTAGAGCAAAATTAGTATGTCTACGATAAACAACTTTAAAAAAAGTAATCTGTGGATTACCTGTTAAATAAACATCTTGTGCACCATATGCAACTAATTGAAGAAGACCACCTCCCATAATTTATAACTCTTTCTATAATATAATTTAAGAAAAAAATAAAATAATAATTTATTCTAGTTTGAATATGCTATACCTCCCATACCGGATAATATACGTAAAACATTATAATTTACAGCAAATACTGATAACATGTCTCCAGAAGCACCCATACCAGTTCTATATTCTAAATCTAAAGTTGCAGTATCTATACGGGACATATTTAAAGTTCCTGAAGGTTGATGTTCTTCAGGTTTTAATGCAAACGAATATACATTTATACCTACATTATTTGGTACATTTTCATGATGTTGAAATGGTTGTATTAAATTAAAGTATTCTCCACTACGTGCAGCAAAACGATCATTACCATTTAATGTTAATTTAGCAGATGAAATTGGGTTTTTATTATCACTAATAGATGAAAATAATTGTACTTTAGTTTCATAATTATTATCATTATTCCATTTGTCTGCTATAGAACCAGCATTATTAGTATAATTAAACCATTGAGTTATATCTGAATTGGTAGAAACATGATGTACCCATACTAATTCTTTAACTGGATGATTAAAATTAAGTTTTATTTTACGTGAAGCTGATTCTTTTCCAGTAAATTGTAATTGTTCTATTAAATATTCATGTGATGATTGGGCGAATTTTCTACGTTCATCAGTATCTAAATAAACATAATCTACCCATAATGAAGCTTCTAAACTTACCTCTGTCCCAACTAAATTTAATTGTGAAAATTGAATATTTATTTTTACTTCATGATATTGTAAACCAATCAATGGTAATGCTAAACCTATATTGCGACAAAACCAAAATTCAAGAGGTACATAAACTGACTTGTCAACACTAGCGCTAGTAGCCACACCTCCCGCGCCTACCATAGTATAATAAGCTTGCTTTTTACCCATTGGCATTGATAATTCATTCCAAATGTACATCCATTCACCATAATGTTTATCTATTTTTTGACCGCCAATTTCTAATTCAACAAAATCAATCGCGCGTAAACCCCACATTGGAGCAAGTGTACCATTACTAGTACCTGATGATGCTTTCATTTGTAAATAAGCCCGACTTATTAAATCACCATTTCTTGATATAGTTGAAGTTACACGATTACCCCATCCAACTGAACCATTAAATGTTTGTTCTATTGATTCTAAAGCAAAATTTGTATGTCTGCGATAAACTACTTTAAAAAAAGTAATTTGTGGATTACCTGTTAAATAAACATCTTGAGCACCATAAGCAACTAATTGAAGAAGACCACCACCCATTTCTATA